TTCTTTTGTAAGAAAGCTCAAGAGCTTGGCTACAAGGTCTACATCGACCATGACGTTTCAAAGGAAATTGGCCACATTGGCACGTTTGAATTTCGCCATGAACACACTTGGATTGTGAAAGAAGAGATGGAAAAAGAGGCCCAATAATGGCACTGACAACCTATACAGAGCTGAAGACATCCATTGGTGACTGGCTTAATCGGTCGGACCTAACCACGGCCATTCCTGACTTTATCTCTCTGGCCGAGGCACAAGTGGAACGCACACTGCGCACCAGGCAGATGATTGTCAGGGCCAATGCTTCTTTTGACGCCCAATATGGCGCAGTGCCAAGCGACTTTCTTGAGACCAAATCTTTGAAGCTCACAAGCACCAATCCCCAGACCCCATTGCAGTTTTTGAGCATTGATGCCTTGGACAATGAGGCAGCCAATTACACGGCCAGCGGCAAGCCAAAATTCTTTGGTGTTGTTGGTGGCCAGTTTAGAATTGTCCCAACACCAGATAGTAACTACACGACCGAGCTGACCTATTACGCCAAGTTAACAAAGTTATCAAGCAGTGTGGCCAGCAACTGGCTTTTGTCATCGAGTCCTGATATTTATCTGTATGGGGCATTGCTCCAGGCTGCACCATACTTGCAAGATGATGCGAGAATCCAGACATGGGCAACGCTCTATGAGCGAGCCTTAAACGATTTACAAACTGCCGATGATCGCGGTGCATCTTCTGGTGGTGCATTGCTGACCCGTGCAAAGACTTTTGGATAAGGACTAGACCATGTCATCTTTTACCGACTACACCGAAAACCTAGTTTTAAATTGGGTTTTCACTACAAATTCGGCAACCCGCCCCACTGCCTGGTATGTTGGCCTTTTCACGGCTACGCCCAGTGACACGGGTGGCGGCACTGAGGTGTCTGGCAGTGGCTACGCACGGGTAGTGACTGGCACCATCTCCGGCTCTGGCACTGCCACGACATTCACCAATGCAGCGGCCATCGAGTTTGCAGCTGCTTCTGGTGGAAACTGGGGATCAGTGGGATGGGCCGGCATCTTTGATGCAAGCACATCAGGCAATCTATTAGCCTGGGCGCCATTGACCACAGCGCGCACCATCAATGATGGCGATGTCTTGCGCATTCCAGCCACATCCTTGAGCATCACTTTGGCCTGATATGGCAGCCTATGGATCGGGGAATTTTGGTGTTGGCCAATACTCTGATCCGAGGGTAGGCTACGGCTACGGCTCTTACGGCAAGGGCAATTACTCCAGAGGCACATTTGAGCCTCAAATAATTATTTCAGACACCAGCACCATGGCGGTGTCTGGTAGAACTGTATCAAACGCCCAATTTGAGATTTTTGACCAGTCCACTATGGCGGTGGCTGCCGTCAGGTATGTGTCTGCTGCAATAGCAATTACATCCACCAGCACAATGGCGGTCAATGCCAATAAGACATTAAGTGGCGCTTTCTCAATAACTGGCACAAGCACCATGGCCGTGGCGGCCAATAGGCTGACAACTGCATCAGCCGCAATCAGTGACACAAGCACCATGGCCGTGGCTGGGGTGCGTTATGCGGTGGGTGCAGCCGCCATCAGTGACACCAGCACCATGGCCGTGGCTGGTCTCAGATACGCCATTGGCGCGGCCAGCATCATAGACACATCGACACTGACAGTCGGCACAAGTATTCTTGGCAATTCTGGTTTTGCCATTATTGGCACAAGCACTTTGGTGGTCAATGCGCAGCGCAGGCAGCCTGGTGCAATTGCATTTACAGAATCGTCATCCATGGCGGTCAATGCAAGACTAAAATGGGTAGCAGAAAGTGACACGGCAGAAAGTTGGTCTGGGATATCTGATAATTCAGAAACTTGGACACCAATCTCTGACCAGTCAGAAACATGGACTGCAATTAGTGATTCAAGTGAAACTTGGACTCCAATTGCTGATAATAGTGAATCTTGGCAAATTGCCGCATGAGGTGAAAAATGGCTGATACAACCACCACGAATCTATTGCTTACCAAACCAGAAGTTGGTGCATCTACCGACACCTGGGGAACAAAGATCAATACCGATTTAGACAGCATTGACGCGCTGTTTGACGCTGGTCCAGTGCTAAAAGTCACAAAAGGCGGCACTGGTGGCGCTACGGCATCAGCAGCCAGGACAGCACTTGGCGTGGCCATTGGCACTGATGTGCTGGCCTATGACTCCAACTTGCAGAGCTTTGTCACAGCATTCACATTGCCCACAGCTGACAGCACGGCCAACTATGTCCTCAAGACTAACGGGTCCGGCACATTAGGTTTTGCTGCTGCTGCTGCTGGTGACGCGACACTTGCAGGGACACAGACCTTTACTGGCACAAATACTTTCTCTGGCTCATCAAGCGCCATTGCGATGGTGCTGAACGATACGGCAGAAATTGCCACAGTATCAGCGACAGCAGCCACAGGCACAATCAACTATGACATCACCACGCAATCTGTGCTGTATTACACCAGCAATGCCAGCGCAAACTGGACAGTTAACTTTAGAGCATCAAGTGGGACAAGTCTAAACACGGCAATGTCCACAGGTCAATCAATGACTGTGGCTTTCTTGGTGACTCAAGGTGCTACTGCTTACTACAACAACGTGGTTCAAGTGGATGGCACAACTGTGACCCCTAAGTATCAAGGCGGTACAGCGTATGCGGCTGGTAATGCAAGCTCAGTTGATGTGTATATGTACACAATCATCAAGACAGGCAGTGCGGCATTTACTGTGTTCACTTCACAGACTAAGTTTGCTTAAAGGAAAACCATGCCATTAGTACAAACAAGGGGTGCGGCTTCTGCTCAAGGCTTTGGTGAGTTTGCACAGGCGGCTACTGCTGTTAACTACATTGAGGATGTGTTTAGCACATACCTTTACACAGGAACTGGTGCGGCTCAAACAATCACTAATGGAATTGATTTATCTACCAAGGGTGGTTTGGTTTGGTTAAAAGGTAGAGATTACGCACAAAGCCATGGGTGGTTTGATTCTGCTAGGACAAATGGTCTTACACAATATATTCAAAGTGATAGAACAACAGCTCAACAGTCTGATGGAACACCTAACCCAGGAATTACATTAAACACAACTGGTTTTACGAGAAACGCTGGTTCTTACTTTGGTGGTGCTGGCGATGGTTCTGGCTCAACTTATGTCTCATGGACATTCCGCAAGCAACCAAAGTTCTTTGATGTTGTGACTTATACAGGGAATGGTTCTACACAAAACATTGCTCACAATCTTGGTTCTGTACCTGGGTGCATTATTGTTAAACGACTTAACAATGCAAGCAATACAGGATGGCCCGTTTATCACCGATATGATTATCAACAACATGGTTTTTTAAATTTAGACAACGGTTTTACTGGCGCTCAAGAAGAAACTTGGTTTGGTAACAATGTTATATCTGTTGCGCCTACTAGCACGGTTTTTACAGTTGGTAATAATCAAGACATAAACGCTAATACCAATACGTATGTTGCATACATATTTGCCCACAACGCAGGAGGCTTTGGTCTAACTGGTACAGACAATGTGATTTCGTGTGGGTCGTTTACGACTAATGGTAGCGGTGTTGCGACAGTTTCATTGGGGTATGAGCCTCAATGGATTCTTGCTAAACCTTCTAGCACCACAGGCGGCTGGTTAATGTATGACTCAATGCGTGGTTTCACCAATGGGGGAGCGTCAAATGAATGGCAAGAATTGGTTGCAAACAGTAGTGGCGCAGAAAGTGCCGCTGGAGTTCCTAACGGAGGCCCAACTGCAACGGGATTTATAACAGGTGGGTTTCAATCAAGTGTCACTTACGTCTACATAGCCATTCGTAGAGGCCCAATGAAAGTGCCTACGAGTGGGACTAGTGTGTTTGGCTTGTCTGCTAGAACTGGTACTGGTGCAAATGCAACTGTTACTGGTGGTCAGACTGATGATGCTGTGTTGATTAAAAATCGTGGTTCAGCAGTAGCATCTTTATTTTCTTCAAGACTTACTGGAACTGGGTATCTTGTAACATCATCTACTGCGGCTGAAGTAGCGGCAGGGACAACCATACTACAAGCTAATCCTTGGGATGTAATGGATGGTGTCAAAGTTGGCACTACTTCAACAATTACAAATGCAAGTTCAAACACATTTATAAATTATTTGTTTAAACGCGCCCCTAGCTTTTTTGATGAGGTTTGCTATACAGGAACGGGAAGTGCTACGACATTTAGCCACAACTTGGGTATAGTGCCTGAAATGATGATTGTAAAAGGGCGTTCTGGAACAACAGCATGGCAAGTATATGCAAGTGCATTGGCAAATACAGAATATGTTGTTTTAAATACCACAGCCGCTAAAGCAACAGGTGCTACACGCTGGAACAGTACAACGCCAACAACTTCTGTTTTTAGTATTGGAACTGCGACAGAGGTCAATACTTCTGCCGCTACTTATGTTGCTTACCTTTTTGCAACCTGTGCAGGTGTTTCTAAGGTTGGTTCGTACACAGGAACAGCCACAACAAAACAAATTGACTGTGGCTTTACAAGCGGGGCTAGGTTTGTTTTGATTAAACGAATGGATACAACTGGCGACTGGTATGTTTGGGACACAGCACGAGGAATTGTGAGTGGTAATGACCCCTATATTCTTTTAAATAGCACAGCCGCTGAAGTAACAAACACCGACTACATTGACACATACAGCGCAGGGTTTGAGTTAAGTTCAACTGCGCCAGCCGCTTTAAACGCATCAGGTGGCACATACATCTTTTTAGCAATTGCTTGAGGTAATTAAAATGCAAATCAGAATTCAATCAACAGGCGCAGTAATGTACGAAGCAGAATTTCGTGCATATCAACAAGCCAATGGTGGCCCATCATGGGACATAACAACAACTGAAGTCTTAACGGCTTTGGGTGCTGATGTAGTCTTTGAAGGCGCACAAGCATCTGGCGGTACTGTTTACCAATACTCTCAAGCCTCTGGTGTTGAGCAAGTAGATGGTAAGTGGTACACAAAGTATGTGCTTGGCCCTGTCTTTACAGATACTATTTTTGAGGGCGTAACAACCACAGCCCTTGAGCATGAGACTGCCTACAAAGCCGCTAAAGATGCTGAACAGGCTAAGTCTGTGCGCTCCACACGCGACAGTAAATTGGCTGAATCTGATTGGCGAGTCATTAAGGCTGCTGAGACTGCAACAACACTGGATGCAGCCTGGGCCACTTATCGCCAGGCTTTGCGTGATGTGACTGGCCAGTCTGGTTTCCCTTGGACTATTACTTGGCCTGATGCGCCATGACACAAGAAATCACCCACAAGCAAATCTACGACAGGCTGGTTGAAGTCGAAAGCAAGGTCGATAGCATAGACAAGAACACTAAAGGTCTTGTAGAGGCTTTTGATGCCTTGCAAGGTGCTTTTAAAGTCTTGGGATGGATTGCTTCTGCTGCCAAGCCTATTCTGTGGGTGGCTGGTCTAATCATGGCGGCTGGTGCTGTCTGGCAGACTTGGATTAAAAAATGAAAGACTGGGCTGTGGCTTTCACTAGCGCAGTCCTTTTTTGCATTACTGTCGTCTGGTGTTTTTACATCATCGTTTGGGCTATGACGTGAAATGGGTGGCTGCACTTGTTTTAACTTTAGCACTTCACTCTACTGGTCAAGACCTTTGCAGTGTCAGGGGTTTCTACTCAATTGCCTGGGGCATCCATGACCCGACTGAGAGACACAGAAAAATGGTTGAGTGGCTTACAAAACATCAGACATTGTGCAAAAGTACAGACTTTATCGTCATCTGGAATAACTTGAGTGAGTGGGCGGGTAATTCAGACTCGCATGAAATAAGAGCATTGGTCATATCTGGGTATAAAAACGCAATACAGAGGGAAAAATGATTGACACAATTAAATTATTTCCAACTGTGCAGCCATCAGGATATCCAAATAGGCATGACCTTGCTCAAGTGAAACTAGAAAAACAGCATGAAATGAATAAGGCAAATGAATTGGCCAAGAAAAAACAGGGTGAATTGCAAGACGTAGCGTTTGAGATTTACACTAAAAAAGTTGTTCAAGAAAGACTCCGCATGGAGATATTTCAGAATCGTAAATTAGACTTATACGCATAAGGATAAACAACATGGACATGAAAGAAAAATTGACGTTCATTGTGACCATTTTGGTGGCAATCACTTTGTGTCTTTGTCTGCTGGCCATGGTCGGTGCATTGCTTGTCGGTCTATGGTCAAAAGAAGTCGAAAATGCAGAAATCTTCAAAATGCTCAGTCCGGCACTAATGACCATCCTCGGTGCTTCTGTCGGTGTTCTGGCTGGAGTCAAAATGTCAACCAAAAATAAATGTAAGGAATGCGATGTTTGATATTCTTTCTGGTGGCCTTTTAGGCTCCATCTTTGGCGGTATTTTCCGCATGGCCCCAGAGGTCTTGAAATACTTTGATAAAAAGCATGAACGTCTGCACGAGCTAAATATGTTTGCGCGCCAGTGCGACCTGGAGCAAATGCGCGGCCAAATGAAACTTGCAGAGATTGGCGCTCAACGTGAGGCAGCTGTCGATGTGGGTGTCATGGATGCCTTTAACAGCGCCATCCAGCAGCAGGCCGACATGGTCAAGGCAGCCGGTGGATGGGCCGCATCTTTATCCGCATCAGTCCGGCCCGTGGTCACATACTGGGTTTTGTTTGTGTGGAGCTTTATCCATGTCTGGTTTGCATGGAATGCCTGGCTTGCTGGCGCTCTGCCAATAGAAGTGTTCAAGACAATGATGACTCCAGACTTCTCGGCCTTACTGGCTGGGACCATCAACTTCTGGTTTCTTGATCGCACATTGGCCAAGCGCGGATTATGAACTTAGAGCTGGCCGCATCACTTTGTCGCCAGTTTGAGGGCTATCGGGCCAAGCCCTATCTTTGCCCAGCTGGTGTGGCCACCATTGGCTACGGCTCAACCTATTACGCTGACAAGCGCAAGGTGACATTGGAAGACCCGCCAATGGATGAGCCAACTGCCAGAGCTTTGCTGATGATTGAGCTGGAGCATACCTATCTGCCAGGGGCATTAAGGAACTGCCCCGTACTGGCCACAGACGAAAGGAAGTGCAATGCCATTGTTGACTTCTGCTACAACTTAGGCATTGGCCGGCTTCAGACTTCCACCTTAAAGCGAAAAATCAATGCCGGTGACTGGGAAGGCGCTCAAGAGCAGCTCATGCTCTGGACCAAAGGTGGGGGCAAAGTTTTGCCTGGTCTATTGAAGCGCAGAAAAGCTGAGTGCTTGCTTTTAAATTAAATTGACATAAAAGTCATATAAGGTGTTGATATGTCAAACATTCCTACACCAGAAGACTCCGCGCTTTTTGCACAAAGTGTGCGGAAATGGCAGCAAGTGCTTAATCTTGGCGACTGGCGTATCGAGAAGGGTCTGAAGCCTGCAAAGAATGCCATGGCCTCTGTGGAATTCAATGAAGGGGCCAGACTGGCCACATATCGTTTGGGTGACTTTGGTGCTGAAAAGATCACCCCAGAATCTTTAGACCAGACGGCCCTGCATGAATTGCTTCATGTCTTTTTGCATGACCTCGTGACTGTGGCTCAAGACCCTAAGTCATCTCAGGATGAGATTGAGGCTCAAGAGCATAGGGTGGTCAATCTGCTTGAAAAAATACTCTTTAAGGATTCCAATGGGCGCCCATAACGAAACTTGCACGGACATGGAATTTATCCAGCTGTGGGGTGAACTTCAGTCTGCCCAAAAAATGGCAGATCATCTTGGAATAAACACCAGGGCCGTTCATTTGCGCAGAAGATGGATTGAAGAGCATTACAAAATGAAACTTAATGCCAAAGACCATCGAGGTGCTTTGTATGACAAAAACAGACCCAAGTCATTCAGTCCACTAAAGCAAGTTGAGCTTGGAATGCTAGATGGCACTGTAATCGTTTTCTCTGATGCGCACTTTATACCTGGTCAAAGGTCCACGGCCTTTAAAGGCTTACTGTGGGCTATTCAAGAATTTTCCCCCCAGGTTGTCATCTGCAATGGAGACGCGTTTGACGGGGCTTCAATAAGCCGCCATGACGTAACTGAACAACCAGCGACTACTGTTATTCAAGAATTAAAAGCTACGCAAGCTGCGTTGGGTGAGATCGAAGAAGTGGCCAAAGCAGCCAGGCACAATGTAAAGCTACTGTGGACATGGGGAAACCATGACGTTAGATTTGGCAATCGTTTAGCGCAACACGCACCACAGTTTAAAGAAGTATTAGGTTTTAAACTGACAGACCACTTTTTAGATTGGGAATTCTGTTGGGCAGTATGGCCCACCGATGATGTAATTATCAAACATCGTTATAAGAATGGAATTCACGCAACGCACACATCGACCCTAAATGCGGGTGTCTCAACTATCTGTGGGCATTTACACGCATTGAAAGTGACCCCGTTCCAAGATCTTCGAGGAAATCGTTTCGGGGTCGATTGCGGAACATTGGCTGAAATTGATGGCCCTCAATTTACTTATGCTGAACTAAATCCAGGCAATCACCGATCAGGCTTTGCGGTGCTGAATTTCTTTAATGGTCGATTGCTTTGGCCAGAACTGGTCCACAAATTTGATGAGGATCAGATTGAGTTTCGTGGTGAAGTGATTGACGTAGGTGCATTTTGAGTGCTTGGCTGATCATTCTGACTGGCGCGATCTATGCCTACATTGCTGGGGAGCAGCTGCTTAAAGGCAATCCGCACATGGCGGTAGTCTATGCAGGCTACGCATTTTCAAATGTGGGGCTGTACTTGATGGCCAAGTAAGCCCCATCAGGAATCAAACCTCTGTAACTTCTTCTTCTTCAGTGTCTTCAAATTCTTCATCAAGGTCGTCAGCATCTTCATATTCATATTCGACCCAACCTGTCGATTCCATGTGATTGATGAAGGATTGCAGAATGGCGATTTTGTCAAAATCAAAGGTCGTGATCGTAACTGTCTCATTTCCTGTCCAACCAAATTCCATTTCAAATTTCATAATATTCCCCAGTTAAAGCAGCCGATTGCTGCAAAATTATCGTAGTCCGATTTTGTGTCAATGAAAAGTCTTATCTATTGGGGGCTGTTTAGGGCAAAATTGGGTCATGGCAAGCCAAACACAACAACTTGAGAATCCAGCTCCACCAGGACTCGGTTATCCGACCGAGACCTATGAGCGCAGGCATTTCAACGAAAACAATGGTGCATTGACTGTTTACTTTAAAAAACTGTCATTTGTGCTGGGGTCTCTGTTTGGACCAAGGGGCGGTCGGTTTATGAATAACCCTTATGGGGCTTTTCAAGACTCGACCGATCAAGTGGCTGCCAACACCACCACGGCCTATCCGGTCACATTTAACACCACAGACTTTTCCAATGGCGTGACTATTGCCAGCGGGTCCAGAATTACTGTGGCCGATGCCGGAATCTGGAACTTGCAGTTTTCCATTCAGTTTACAAACACGACAAATTCGTCTCAGGATGTGGATGTCTGGTTTCGGGTCAATGGCACAAATGTGGCCAATTCAAACAGTCGATTTGGTTTGGCCCCAAGGAAATCGGCCGGTGACCCATTCCATCTCATCATAGCTTTGAATTATTTTGTGAGCTTAAATGCAACCAACTATGTTGAGATAATGTGGAGGCCAACCGATACGGGGGTTTCAATTGAGCAGTACCCTGCTGGAACAAGCCCGACACGGCCAGCAGTGCCATCAGCCATTGTCACAATGAGCTTTGTCTCCAACATTACATAATTGTCATCATGTATATACCAATCAAATTACCACCAGGGGTTTACAGAAACGGCACTGAATACCAGGCAGCTGGTCGCTGGTATGACGCAAACCTAGTGCGCTGGTATGAGGGGACACTCAGGCCCATCAATGGATGGCGTACCAGGTCAAGCTCACAGATGTCTGGCTCATGCCGAGGCATCATCACTTGGCGCGATAACAGTGGCAACCGATACATTGGCGCTGGAACGCATACCAAGCTCTACGCCATGAATGAGGCTGGAACACTCAAAGACATTACGCCAACGGGCTTCACCAGTGGCTACGCAAGCTCCACAACCCTCACCGGCTATGGATACAGCACCTATGGCACATTTGCCTATGGTATTGCAAGGCCAGACACTGGCACACCCATCCCTGCCACCACCTGGTCACTTGATACATGGGGCGAGTATTTGATTGCTTGCTCTAGCACTGATGGCAAGATTTATGAATGGCAATTGGGTTTTTCAACGCCTACATTGGCCGCAGCCATTACCAATGCACCAACGGGAAACAAGGCGGTTTTAGTCACCCAAGAGCGCATTATCTTTGCCCTTGGCGCTGGTGGAAACCCACGCAAGGTGCAGTGGTGCGACCAAGAGAACAATACCCTTTGGACACCAGCAGGCGACAATCTTGCAGGCGACTATGACTTGGCCAGCCCTGGCACATTGATCGCTGGAAAGCGGGTCAAAGGTGTAAACCTACTCTTTACAGATGTGGATGTCCACACGGCCCAGTATGTGGGCGCGCCATTTGTCTATGGCTTTGAAAAGGCTGGCTCTGGCTGCGGTCTCATTTCGGCCCAAGCGGTGGCGGCTATTGATACGGCAGCCATTTGGATGTCACGCGCAGGCTTTTGGATATATGACGGCTATGTCAAGCCACTGCCAAGTGATGTGTCAGATTACATATTTGACAACATCAACTATGCCCAAGCCTCCAAAATCTATGCGGTCCATGTCAGCAAGTTTGGCGAAATCTGGTGGTATTACCCAAGTGCATCGAGTAATGAGAACGACTCTTATGTCACTTTCAACTACCGCGAAAACCACTGGAACATTGGCACATTGGCCAGAACTGCTGGGGTCGATGCCGGAGTGTTTACCTATCCATTGATGGTTTCCAGCAATGGCTACATCTATGAGCATGAGGTCGGTTTTAACTATGACAGCGCCAGCCTATATGCTGAAAGTGGACCAGTCCAGCTTGGCAATGGCGACAACATCATGTCGGTGCGTCAGGTCATTCCCGATGAGCAGACTTTGGGTGAGGCTGTGGTTTCATTTAAAACCCGCAATTACCCAACTGGCACTCAATCATCATTTGGACCATACACGGCAGCCAACCCAACTTCAGTGAGGTTTTCTGGCCGCCAAGTCAATATGAGGGTCACTGGCAACACTTTGGCCGACTGGCGTGTCGGGGTGATGAGGCTTGATGCCGTGCCAGCTGGTAAGCGATGAGCGACCAAGAACATTTGGACAGGCTACGCCATCATGTGGAGGCTGCCTTAGAATACAGTGGAGGCACACATAATTTTGACGATGTCGCTGAGATGGTCGAGGATCACAGATTACAGCTGTGGCCAGCCAAAGACTCGGTGGTATTGACAGAGATCATTGTCTATCCCAGGCTAAAGAATTTGCATTATTTTCTGGCTGGTGGCGACCTAGATGAACTCTCACGGATGCGACCATTGATCGAATCCTGGGGCAAGTCTGTTGGCTGCACCAGGGTGACTTTGGCAGGCCGAAGGGGCTGGTCAGAGACATTTTTGAAAGACGAAGGGTACAAACCAAAATGGGCTGTACTTGCAAAAGATTTATAGGGGAAGACTATGGCTACAAAGACCGAACAATTGCTTGCATATTTGCAGACACCAGGCTTGTCAGATGCGGCAATTGCCAATGAAATAAACCGCATTGGAATTTCAGCACAAGAGGTTTCTGCCTTGACGGGTGTGCCAGTGGATACTGTGCAGCAGCGCATTACGGCTGCGACACCAACTGCAACGGCTACAAAGCCAACCTTTGCAACGCAAGCTGAGACTGGTCTCTATAACTATTTGCAAACGCCCAATCTGACTGATGCACAAATTGCTGCTGAAGTGAATCGTTTGGGCCTTAATGCCGAGCAGATTTCAAGCATGACGGGTGTGCCAGTTGGCCAAGTGCAGTCAAGACTTGCACCATTTGCTCCCAAGGTGACAACACCAATTGTGACAACTCCATTAGTGACAACGCCAGTCACCACAAGCAATTACGACGTATTTGCCAACTGGCTCAAAACAACGCCCAATTTGACCGACACCCAAATTGCTGCCGAGATGAATCGTCTTGGCATCACAACGGGCCAAGTGGGTCAGATCACTGGAATGCCTGGCACAGACATTGAGAATCGTTTCAGAGCGACCACGCCATTTGCTGGTGCAACCCAAGGCTTTGCCCAGAACTTCAATAACTATCAATCCATTCCCATTGGCTCTCAATACAACCCATTTGCAGTGGGTGGCAGTGGCTCACCCTATGCCCAGATCATGGGCCAGATGAGACCAGTCGGCAATCCTTATCAGAATGTTGTCGGCAATCTGCCAATGGGCGGCTATAACCCTGGTCTGTATGACCAGATCGCTGCTGCCAATGCGGCAAAAGAATTGGCTGCTGCTAGGGCTGCTGGAACTACATTTGATGCAGGCGGCCCTGGTGGGGATTCTGGCGGTGATGGCGGTGGTAGTCCTACTGGTGGTGGCGGTGGCGGTGCTATGGCCAAAGGTGGTTATGTCCATGGCGGCCTAATGTTTGGCCCAAATCCAAAAGGCCCAGATGATGGCGCTGTCAATCTTGACATTGGTGAATATGTGATCAAGAAATCCTCAGTCGATAAATATGGCAAGGGACTCTTGGACATGATCAACGAAGGCAAAGTGCCTGCCAAGAAAATGAAATCTTTACTCGGATAAGGTGGCGATATGTCAAAAGGTGGAACAACAACCTCAACAAGCTCCATTGATCCACAGATCAAAGAAGCATTCTTGGCCAACTTTCAGCAGGCCCAAGGGGTCGCTGGTGCATTGCCTGTCCAGCAGTTTGCTGGCTATAACCCTTTGTATCAGGCAGGCGAGGAGGCTCTGGTCAACACCGGCCTTGCTGGCCCAGGCATATCTGGCACAGACTTGGCCGCACAAATGGCGGCTTATGGCGGTGTCTATCAGCCTGGTCAGATCACAGCGCAGCAGACCAATCTAAGCATGGGCCAAGGTCCAGGCTCAATTGGTTCTTACATGAATCCATACACAAGCATGGTGCGTGAGAACGCATTGGGCGATTTGGAATCAGCAAGACGCGCTGCCATCCAGCAAACTGGTGAGCGCGCAAACGCTGCCCGTGCATTTGGTGGATCACGCCAAGGTGTGGCCGAGGCTCTGACTAACCAAGGGTTCGCCAAGCAGGCAGCCACACTTGGCACAACTTTAAACGAGCAGGCATTCAACCAGGCCATGGCCATGCAGCAGGCTGATATTGCTCGCAGATCAGCAGCCGACATTGCCAATCAGCAAGCAGGCTTGCAAGGTGCGCAATTGCGACTAGGCGGTGCAAGCCAGCTAGGCAATTTGGCTGCACAGCAACAAGCATTGCGTCTTGGTGGCGCTCAAGCGGTCATGGGTGCTGGCGGTGCGCGTCAGGCTTTGGACCAGCAACAAATGGATGCAATCCGAAACATTGGCCTCCAGCGCCTTGGCGTAGTGCAAAC